CTCTTCTATAAGCTCACTAAACGTAAGTGCCATTACTTTTCCTTTACTTTTTCATTTACCTTACGAGTATCTTTATCTTTGTTTCTAAAAATTTTATCGTAGTTATCTTCATACTTTTTATTGTTAGCTTTAGAATTAAATCTAGGCTGTTCAAAGTTGGTCATGATATAGTTCCTTTAACAATTCTAGATAATGTATTGCTTTATCTAAATCTTCTAATCCGTTTTTGTTTCTCCATCTACATACATACTTAATTACATTACCTTCTAAGTATCCTATGTTGTTAGCATGGATAAACTCAACAGGCTGTATGTTAAAGTCTTTGTAATGAGAACCACTTACTTGTTTTTTACTAGCTTGTACCATTAGTATATCACACTTTCTTTTTTTTGTCAATACCATATTTCATGTTTACATAATTTAATGACACTGCCATCTCATCGAAGGCACCATTATTAACTTCATGTAATACATAGAAACCCCTCCAATGTTGATTACCCTGATGATTCAAATAATCTTCATTGTGTTCATAACAACTACCTGCTATGATAGCTGTAATCTCACTGCCATCTGCCTTTCTTGCATAGGCAATTTGTCTACCTTGTTGGTGACCTGCGAAACATGACATGTGTTTTTTGTTGAGTAAAGCAGTAGCTGAGGTAACAGGTCTGCCCATGACACCAGAAGCAAAGTAGTGAGAGTAAGCAATCCCATCAACCACAACCACGTCAAGAAAATCATGCACTTCCCAACCATATTGTTCATAATTTAAATCCTTTATAGTAATTAGATCTTCTAACTTACGATCATATTCTACTGCTCGTGTAATACGATCCTCATGATTACCTAATGTTAGTATCATTCTAGGTTTGTATTGTTTCTTTTTAAGTTTAGCTTGTCTAGCTTGCAGCTTATGGATAGGACCTAGTAATGCTTCCATACCTTTGTGTACTGCCTTGACATCTGCTTTGTATGTACGTCCTTCAAAAGACTTCTTGCCTACATCGTATGATGATAAGCTAGGCATATCAGCAAAGTCACCTATACAGACTATTACTTCAGGCTGTTTCTCAGCTATGTACTTACCTATGTTTTCTAAATATTTTACTGACTGTCCAGGTTTTACCTGACAATCTGGTATTACTAAATGTTTCATTGTAGTGTGTCCTTTTCTGTTTTTGCTATGAACTCAAACTCTCCATCAGACTTACCACCTAAACTGATTACCCCTCGTCTGATAAGATCTTGAATTGCATAGTCCATGAGAAACTCAGCTTCCTCTTCACCTACTGAGAAATCAAAATCATAAGATCCATCTTCATTCTTTCTTAAGTTTTTTATAATCATTAATCCAATCACCTTTAAAATCTAACCATAAGAAACCATTCTTCTCTGCCCACTCTGCGTAGGTAGTCTTACTACGTTTGGTTATCCTATTGCTAGCGTTCATAAATAAAAATATAATAGTAATGTGTGGATTGGATTGTTTAAACCAAACCATTTTCTGTCTAGTAGCTAAGTCTAACTTGCCCTTAGCTTCTATGTATACATTGTTAGCCATCTTAAAGTCTGGTATATACTTGCGATGAATCACTGGCTGTATATACTCATGCTTATCAGGTTCGTACTTACATGACTTGTAATGTTTACGTAACTCTTTCCATACTATAGCTTCAAACTTACTTTTGAATGTTGGCATAGTGATCCTTGTATTTGAGTCTATCATTACGTAGGATCCATAAACAACTTGCATTCATTAGAAACTCTTCTTCATTACCATAAGCATTTAATACTCTACTTAGCATTTCTTTTTCGGTATTAGCACCATCGAGAAGTACTTTAGCTTTCTTATCTCCCATGCCATCAATGCCTTTGATATTGTCACTACGATCACCTTTGATACACTGTTCATAAAATAAACGAAGACCTTCTAGTTCTGTTTGTTCAACAAAAGTATCAGGTCTTGTCCATCCTTTACCATTAATTTCCCAAGAGAAATGTCGACCTGGTATTTGTAACAAGTCTTTATCTAAACTGCATATAATAGTATCATCGGTTTGAAAAATACCTAGCATATCATCTGCCTCTAGGTCTTCATCTGCTACCTCAGCATTAAGCTCAGCAACTGACCATGCTCTTAAGTCTTCTAAGTGTCTAGGCTTAGGTGCAGTTCTGTTTGCTTTATACTCAGGATAGATTTTCTTCCTAAAGTTTGTAGTACCTGTTAAGAAAGCTCTGTAAGAGCTAGCCCCTGTCTTCTCAAGTATCTGATCAAACAATTCACTAGCTCTGTACTTAGCTATACCAAAGTCATCATTCTCTGCACTTGCAGCGCAGCGAAAGCATACTAAGTCTTGGTCAATTAACGCTTGCATTAGAAAGGTATATCGTTAGCTAGGTCGTCAATAGCATCTGATGTGCTATTGCCTTCCATTACAAAACGTTCATATTGTTTAGCTAATGCTACTACGTCTGCACTAGATAGTGCTTTACCATGTGTTGCTAGAGTAGCTACGGCATTAGATAGTGACGATTGTCTTACAATCATTAACTGTCTTAGGGCACGTTCTTCTTTAGTTTCATAGTTACTACCTGTTACTCTTGTAGCGTTGTTAGCTTTAGGTGCTGATGTCGAGGCACCCCCTGCACTAGCGTTTGTAGGTGCAGGTGCGACCTCTCCATCTGCTAGGATTTTAGTCCACTGCCAGTAGCCTGCATCGTCTTTCTCCATGGCTATGTTTACTTGGTCACCTTTCTGCCATGTCTGTGCAGATCTAAATACATCTGGGTTAGAGAATGACATTAGTTTTTTACTGCTTACTCTACCTTGATCATCTTTGTAGGTAACTTCTAATGACTGATACTCTCTACCATTTCGGTTAGTGTTAGTGGTTGGTGCAGGTACATCTATAATATTAATTAACATTTACTGTCTCCATGTTACCCCATGTAGGTCCAACTTCACATTCGACTCTCATGGGTAGGTTAAATTTATGTCCAAATAACTTCTCAAAGTTATCAGGTACATCGTTAAAACATTTCTCAACAATTTTAACTATACTTATATTATCCCATACATTAGGATCAAAGTCAAGTATAATTGAATCATGAACTGTATTAATTAGTTTGACTCCTTCTTTGTTGAGTAATCTATTGCGTAAAGAAACTCTAGCTATTGACATTAAGTCAGCTCCTAAGCCCTGTACTGGATAGTTTAATATCTTAGTACGTGGATGTTTAACTCCGTAGCTCGTTACCTCAGGTTCGTAATAGTACACACGACCTGTAGGCATAGTAAGTTTCCTATCTCGCTTTGCTCTAAATATTATTTCATCATGCCACTCCTTTAGTTTAGTATACTTGTTATAGAATTGATCGATAATGTTTTGCCAATAGGTTTCATTACCAATCTCTCTGAAGTTAGGATCATTAGCATATGAGTAGGCAGACCCACCATAGATAAGTCTGAATACGAATGTCTTGGCTATAAGCCTCGAGGGTAATCCAAACCTTTCCTGGTTATCAGAGTGCATGTCAGTCCCATCCCAGATTTCTTGTATGGCTAGGTCGTCCTGACTTAGGTAGGCTGCACCTACCCACTCTAATTGTTTAGCATCTGCCTGTAATAACATTATAGATCCTCAAAGTAAACCTCACCACCTTCTACTAATGGTGGTAATGCTCTTGGTAGTATTGGATCCTTAATAATAATTTCAGGTAAAGGATCTGTCTCTACTATGTTAGCTATGTACATAGACTCATCAATAGATTGTTGATCTGCTAATCTATTTAGTTTCCATGAGTGTAATACAAATGCTACTGTTGCTAATAATACTGAAGCTATTAATATATATGTAAATACATCCATTAGCTTTTCATTTTTATTGTCCATTATATCTCCTTAATATCTTGAAGTAAAGAGAGACTTAATCTCTCCGTCAAAGTTTTGTAGGTTAGGTCTACTACTAGATAACCTACCTGTTCGTGCTACGCACTGGTTAAGTTGTCCGTGTATTTCTCCTTTCTTCCAGTTGTTATCATCAATCAGCTTACATAAACCTAAGTAGTAAGTTGACTTTCTTTTCTCTAGAGTAGCTCTTGTTAAGAGTATGTCTAGAATCTTTTGACCTTCTGCATTAGGTTTGAGTGAGCGTAAGGTCTTTTCGTCCGTAGAGTAAAGACCTTCTTTAGCGAGCTCAGTTCCTTTTAGAGGTCGTACTCGTCTGGGTAGTTCGAGTTCTTGGTCGAACCACTGTAGTTTGACTTCACCTTTTCTACTGCCTGTTTTGTAATGACCGACAGGCTGTTGACACTTGTACTTAATAATGCCACCATAAAGGAAAGCAGATAAATGATCAACGCTATTAGGGTTAAAGTCAGGAAAATTATGGTATTCAAAAAGTCTCTTATCCAACTTAGCAATCTGTTCTTCAAGTTCGTCTCCTAGTGTTTTGCTTTTATCATAATCATATAGTATACCATTAAACTCCATTTCTTGCAATACTAATAGATCTTGATTGTGTAAACTAACTAAACGTTTTAGTTCTGATCTGTTGTTAAGTTCTGCGATCTGCTTAGAAAAAACTTGTTCTGTTAGCTTTACATCTTGTTTAAGATAGTC